GTCTTTTTAAGTTTTGGCCCGATCTCATCCCAGTTCCGCCAGAGATAGATCCCGGCTGCCGCGACAGCTGCGACGGCAGCGGCCACAGCCCATCCAGCAGGCCCCATGGCTAAAAGAGCAGCACCTGCCGCGCGGGCGGCGTTCATGATCAAGCCGAGCGAGAAGCGGGCAAGGGAGCCTGATTTGACGAGTCCTTCCACAAGAAAGTTTTTTCCAATTCCAACGCCTGTCCTGAGCCATCCAGCGGCCGCGCGGCCACGGGTTCCAGGACCAAAAAGCCCTCCGGCCCATTTCCCGATGCGCCAGAGGTCAACGAAACCCGACAGCGCAAATTTCGCCACTGCCATGGCCGCGCTGAATGCAAAGAGAGATCCGACGCCGAGCATGATGTTTTTGGCCATCGTCTGGTTCTCCCTCAGCCATTTGCCCAGGCCATCGACGATGGGTTGAATTGAGACAAGAAGGTCCTTCAGCATGGGGATCAGAGAATTTCCGAGCGAGATTTTGATGTCATCCCAGGCGCTTTCCAGCTTTTTAAGATCATTGATGGTCGATTCGCTGAGGCCTTTCTTTGCCTTTTCCATGTTGAGAACTTCATCAAGTCCCTTGAGCAGCTGGTCCGCATTCTTTCCGCCCTTTTGAAACTCGGTGAAAAGCTCCCTCATCCCGCTTCGGGTGCGCGAGAAGAAAATTTCGATGAATTTCAGCTGCTCGGATACGGGCAGCATCTGAATGCGCGTTTTGATCTCGGACGTCAGTTCGTCGCTCGTCTTTGTTCCCCCAAGAGGTTTAGTGCGGCTGATTTGAAGTGCTTTTAAAGCGCTATCGACGTTTTTACCGGTGCCCATAAACTCATCGGGCCTGATATCCTCCAGCTTCGGCGTCTGCTTCAGCTCGCTGAATATTCTTTGCATTTGCCGGTCAAAAGCTGATCCCTGGAGACCTTTGAGGGACTCAGCGAAAGCCAGAGCCATTCCGCCTCCGCTCATGGTCTTGTTCAGCTTCACCCCAAGACTGTCAGAAGCCTTTTTTAAATCCTGATCTGGCATGGAGAGAATCTTTTTGGCCATAAGGTTGAATGGAGTGGCGAGCCTGAGCGTTTTTTCCATGAAACGAAGCGCACCACTGTCCACGGCTGCCAAAAGATTCGAGGCGGCCGGCGCATGCTCCTCGCCGCCAAGGGCCTTGGAGACAGCGGCGCGTTTCGCGCTGCCGGCACCCTTGAGCCTCAGATTGATATCCGAAAGAACATCCATCCAGCTTCTGACATTGTTGTCCTTGTCCACGGTGCTGATATCCATGGCATCAAGAATTTTCTTCAGCTCCTTTGGAGGCTTGGCCATGCGAAGGAAAATGGCCCGCATGCTTGTTCCCGCCATGGAGCCCTTGATGCCGGTATTGTGAAGGATCGACGATGCAGCAAGGGTCTGCTCAAGGGACGAGCCGACATCGACGGCCGGAGCCGCTGCATACTTCAGCATCTCCCCAAGTGATTCAAGGCTGGAAGCGGAGGAGGAATACGCAGCCGTCAGGGCATCACCGACCCTCGCCATCTCCGAGACGTCGAGCCGAAAGCCCTGCAGCACCTCGCTTGTGATCTCAGCCGTGCGAGCGAGGGAGGTCATCGAGCTTTCCGAAAGGGCCAGCATGCTGGGCATGATTGCGATCATATCATTGGTGCGATAGCCTGCCGTGGCCAGCTCATTATAGGCTTCAGCCACCTCCCTTGCGGAAAATATGGTCTCCGAGCCAAGCCTCCTCGCTTCATCCTTGAGACGCCTGTATTCCTCAGAATTTGCACCCGACATGGCCTTGACCCTGACCATCGCCTTTTCAAATTCGAGGGCATGCCTGAGCGGAGTGGTAAAGAGATAGCCACTTCCAAGCGTGAAATAAAGATGACTCATGGCCTGTGATCTTAGATCCTGCGCACGATCCCGAAGACGGTTCAGCTCCTCCTGGCTCTTAAGAAGATACTGCTGCTGCTCCACCGCCTTATTGTGCCGTCTCTGGGCTTCGGTCAGCTCCTCGACATTGTGGCCCTGCTTTTGAAGGGATGACGAGTAGCGATCGGTAGCTTCCCTGGCTTTAGCGATTTGATGCTCAGTCCCTGCCACGGATGTCGCATGGTCGCGCTCCTTCTTTTCAAGCTGCTCCAGACTTTCCCCGGCTTGGGAGGTGGCTTTGGCATGTGCGCGATGGGCGTCGGTGGCGTCCTTTTCCTCCTTTTTGGCCTCAGACATGGCCTTTCCGGAATCTTGAACCTGTTTCTCCAAAGCCTGAAGGCGGGCCGTTTCCTCTGCAGTAGGCATGCCTGACATGAGCATTTTCTGCTCTGAGAGCTGACGATTCATTTCATCAAGCCTGGCACCAGCGTCAGCAGACGCAGCTGTGGCTCTCCGGACTTCAGCTTCATAAATGTGCATGGCATCGGAAAGCTCCTGGGCCTTGTGCCTTTCCTTCTCCAGTGCCTGGGTGATCCGTTGGATTGCCGCGTCCGGAGCACCTCCTTCGATTGCTGCGCTGCGGGCCGCCTCAAAGGTTCCAATTCTCGAATGCGTAATGGCCAGAAACTGCTGTTTGCCTTTAAGCGTTCCCTCGGCACCGCGAAGCATGCGGTCAGCGGATACTTTCGCATCCCTGGCCTCCTTCAGGGCATTTCCAAGCCTTTCAAGCCTCGCAATCTGCTCCTCTGTGGGACGCCGCGAAGCTTCAATGGCGGCCCGCTCCCTGCCGAGTTCCTCGCGGTGCCGTGCATAAGCCTCGGTTGCCTGTTTCACTTTTTCGCGAGCCGATTCAGTTCTTTGATCAATCGCGGCATAGGCTGCCTTCTGCTGCTCAAGCTTCACCTGAATATCTGAAAGGGCTTTTTTCTGGACTTCGAGCCTCCCGGTCAGCCCGGCGATGTCGTCTCTTGTCCGCTCCAGCACACGCATTTCGGATGCGGTCCGCTTCATTTCCTTTAGCGCAGAGTTTACCCCGCGAAGCCTTTCATCAGCCGTTTGAAAAGTGCTTTTGAACGCGCTGTCTAATGCTGCGCGGATCAACACGCTGACCTGTCTCGACATTTACTGCCACCTCTCCCTCATTCGGATCGTCTTTCGAATCATCCAGCGCCCCGAGCCATTCCTCAAATTCGTCCATGGTCATCTCCATGCATTCAAAGGCCGTGAAACCATAGCGATCCCGCATGACTGCGACGGCCCGCATGATCATGCGGAGCGAGCGGGCCGGGTCGGCTTTTTTCCAGGCTCCGCCTCGCCCGCTTTGGTCTCACGGTGCATGAGCCGCCTGATATGGGCATTGATCACTTCCATGTCCTCGATCGAAAGTTCATCAAGCGCATCAGCCGGAAGATTCTCGCAGAAGGCTTCGATCATGGCCCGATCGCTTTCAAGGTTGATCTCCAGCATGCGGACAATATCCGGGTTTAAAAGAGCTTCATCAGAGAGGGAAAGGTCCACCTTAAGGCCCGCACTTTTCTCCGCGGCATCCCTTGCCACACGAAGCGATGCGACCTGATGCCTGAGCCTTGCGGCATCGGGTAATTCAATAGTGGTATAGGTCGTTCCCTCGTGCTCAAAGGGGTGAATAAGCTTATGGATCATCTGAAATTTTCCCTTCTTAAAACCTTTTTCATGCTATTAACCAAGCTTCAAATTCTTTCGCGCCGACTCAAAGTGATCAAGGGGGCCGTGTTTGATGACTCCGTTCTGAGCATCGACAGCGAAAATAGGAATGCTATCGCGCGTGACAACGAGCGACATGAGATTCATCTCCAGCGTCTGCACGCCTGCCTTGAGATCCCCATTTTTTGCAGATCCCGGATCAATCTTGAGGATGGTCCCGCGCATCGCATAGATCAGCTCGGAGGTTGCACCCAGTGCATTTTGCATGTGCCCATAGACCACGGCATCCACCAGCCCTGCGGTTGGAGCACCCGCCAGAACAAATCCTTCAAAAGTCTGCTCGCTCAACTTGAAGGTCACGTCCATCGCCTCAAGCACGGTCGGCATCTTGATGGGCATCGCCATGCCGGCGTTCAAGACCTCCTCAGTTTTGTAGGCGATCTTTGGAAATGTGACCTCCTCAGCAACGCCGGCATAATCGGTTGGGCCGAGGATCAGATTGAAATTTTTAAGGTACAAAGGAAATTTAACGGACATTCACGGCTCCTCATTTGCAGCAGGTTGCAAAGGCCTGACCTTTGGCCTGCGGGCTAACGCCTGACTTCCAGATCCACTCGCAGTACCATGTGCCTTCCTCAAGGATAGGGACGGAGGACTGCAGCTGATGCCCTATTCCGTTTGAGATGTAGCAGCCTCCACCAGTCAGAATTTCACCCTCATCGCAGGAGGCGGATACCTCAGCCATGTTGAGAAGAGTTGTTTCAGATAGGACCTTCCTGCAGCTGCCTACAGTTCCTTTTGGCCCTTGAGGACCCATGGGTCCGGTGCTACCGCTTGGCCCTGCAGGCCCCATCGGACCTCTTTCACCCTGCGGTCCTTTCAGACGAGCAATCGGAATCCAGGTGCCTCCCGCACAATTGATTCTTTGCGCCTGGTCGTCATACCAGCAGCCTTCACCTGGAATTCCCCGATCACCCTGGTCGCCCTTCTCGCCCTTCTCGCCTCTGTCACCCTTTGGTCCTGCGGATCCGGAATCACCCTTCGGACCTTTGAGATTTGCGATTTCAATCCAGGTCTCCCCGCATCTGATTCTTTGCGTTTGATCGTCGTACCAGCAGCCGTCGCCGGGCTTTCCAGGATCACCCTTGTCGCCCTTGGGACCGGACAGTCCCTGAAGGCCTTCAGGGCCTCGCTCACCGCGAAGACCAGGAGGCCCCGCTTCGCCTTTTTCCCCTGAAGGGCCTTGAATGCCGGGATCGCCCTTGTCACCTTTGGGGCCGGCTGGTCCCAGGGCACCATCAAAGCCACGTTCACCTCGCGGGCCCTGAGGCCCGGATTCACCCCTGTCCCCCTTGGGACCCGGGATGCCGGGATCGCCTTTGTCACCTTTGGGACCGATGAGTCCTGTGGAAGGACCAACCCATTTTCCTCCGGCATCAATCACCGGATTTTTTCCGACATGAAGTGAGCGGACATTCACGTCAACAGGCATGTTCACATTTCCCGTAGCCCCGGAAACAATCACCGATGCAGGACAGTTGACCCTGTCCTTGCACTCACCGAATGGGGCAGTCTTGTGGATTCTGAGCGTGAGGTCCCCTCCCTTGCTGTTTGTCCCTATGTTGTCGATAAGATATGTGCTTTCAAACGTGGGACTTTCATTATCGGAAAAAAGCGGCGCTGTTTGCTGGGCGAAAGCGGCAAAGCCTAAACATAAAATGGCTGCGAATAAAATCAGACGAAATGAATTCATTGGGCTCCTTCTCCAAAATTTTCGTAGTATTTATTGGTGTTGAATCCTTCAAAGTGAAGCGTCTCGGCCACGGCGGTTGGCGTGAAGCTATACTTCCAGTAGACATCGCCGCGGGCCAGAGCGTCGGCTGTATTGCGCTCCGCATCACCCTTACATTCGCCGCCGACAATGGCCCCTTCACGGATCAGATCTGAAAAAAAGTTATTCACCTTTCTTTCGACCGCTCCTATGAAGTCGCGATTGATCCCTGCCGCCACCGCCCAGCGTGTTGAAGCGGCAATGGCTTCCTCGATGGCATCGGCGATTCGGACCTTTTGAATCTGACTCGTTTTTGAGTCCGAAGGACTTCCTGTACCCTTTGCTCCCCAGACTCTGAAGCCCCCATCCTCACGGATAAGGGTCGCAATTTGCATGGCGTTATACTGCTGGGCCGTGGACTCGGGATCATCCATCTCAAATGAGATCCCCAGGCTTGTTCCAAGAATTCCATAAAGTGGCTGATTCGATGGCGACTGCCAGAAGTTGATTCTTGAAAATACACCAGCCACATACGAACTCGCAGGAGCGGAAATTATTTTCTCGTCAGCCGCGACCTTGACCTTCGGCGAAACGATATAAAGGCGGGCGTTGCCATTAAGGTCACGGAACTTTTTCAGCTCCTTTTCATCCTCCGGGCCATCGACAACTGCAATGGCCTTTAGGCGCCGCGCTACGGACACGAGTTTTGTAACGATCGGATTTGCGGTATCAGCCATGGATCAGGTCCCCCGGGGTCTGTTTCGATTGTTTTCAGGTTCCGGCGCAGGCGTCGGATTGGGGGGAGGCGTCGGGTTTGGTATCGGTGCAGGATTCACAGTGGCCTGCGTGATCTCACTGCCAAAGCCGGGCACAATCAGAATCTTGGGCTTATGGCCCGTGACAGATTTGGCCATTGGCAATGCATCAATGGCTTTTAAAATGTCAGCCTGGGACCCCGATGCTGACTTCACAAGGACCATACGGGTAAGGCCCTGCTCCTGAACACCGATCACAGCATCATAAAGCGTTCCCCTGTCACCCGTTGCCCCCTCAGGATAGATAACGTCAAGTGCGGCCTTTTTCCCGAGGAATGCCCGAGGAAAATTGACTGTTAGATCCTTGCTGGCGGGTGCTGTTCCCACAATCCCCACGACACTCGTCGATGGCGAGCGTATTTCCTGGGCTTCGCCAGTCGCCTGACTGATGATGATTCCATGCACGTAGAGAGCGTCACTCATATTTGACCTCGAATGATCCATGAAAAATTCGTTTAAGCTTGCCGCGTGCCTGAACTGATACAAATAAAGCGGCGCGAATGGCCTCAATCTCCCGCTCCGATGGAATGCGGCCGGGATCGACTTCATATTCAAAGTAGGAAAGTGGGATGAACCTGATGCTTTCAAATCCCACCCAGCGCATGGCTGTCCGGATCGCAAAAAGCGTCCCATGAAGCCGCATAAAATCCTGGATTTCCTCATCGAGCGTTTTGGGGTCGACGGCATACGGAAGGAGCGGCTCAAGGCTGTATTCCCAGAGGATGGCCTCCCTGATTTCAGGATCCGGCCGCAGGCGGATGCTCTCTATCGGCAGCGGATCGAACGACGGATAAAGCTTTCGGAAAATTTGCTCAATCATGCCATCTCCACCGTAAGATCGAGTGTGGAGATCACAGCATAGCGCTCAGGCTGAACTGGGATATTACTCATAGGCGAGCGCAGCGCCACGGACCGGACACCCGTCTGGTGCAGCTCCTTGATGATCCAGCTTACGGTCGGAACCCAGCCGAGGCGCTTCTCAGACTCAAACCTTTCCCGGAAATTCTTCTCAATCGTGGCCTTATGATCCTGACCAAATCCCGGCATGAGGGAAATCGTCGCTGCGATCGGAAACGGCGTTGTGAGAGCCGCACGGAATGTCACCGAATCCAGCGCAGGTTTGACCCCTTCCTGCTTGAAGGCTTCCGTCAGGGCGGAAACCACAGCCGCCTTCATATCAGCCGCCTCGCTGCTCACGAGCACATGAACAAGTATGGCCCCGCCTGAAACCTGAACATGGGCATCCTTGACCGAAGCTGATCGTGCATCCCTTCCTGTGCCAAGGGTGGCCTCGCCATAAAGAAATGCGAGCGCCTTGTACATGGCCACCGTCCCTGCTGGCGAGGCAAGATACCTGGTGCCGCGCATCCTCGCCCGAAAGGCTTCATAGTCCTCACCCGAACGGAGTTTGCCCTTGAAGATGAATTCGAGATCATTCGACAGCTTTATAAGCTGCGCATAAGCTGCGGCGTTTGTCTTCTCAGTGATTATGACCCGAAGGAGGGTGATCTCGACCAGAAGATGGTACGCAGGGTCCGCAGCAGTCGGCCTTGTGAAACCTGGGATTTTCTCCCGGGCGAGAGCAGTAAAGCGATCGAGGTTTTCCTCAAGGCTTTTTTGAAAGTCGGGTGTTTCGATAATTTTGGGTAGCTGCATCCTATGCTTCCACTTCGATGTTGTTTGTTTCAAGTTCAAGCGAGACCTTGATCCGCTCGCCGTTTTCCTGGCCGATGACCGTTTGGAGCCTTGCTCCAGGAATCGTGGCCTCAATGCTGTCAGAAAGGTCGGCTGTGAGATCCAGGACCGAGCCGGCCGTAATCTGGCGGGCGAGGTACTTCAAATGATTGACCCCGTACCATCGGAGCATCGGCCGCGAGCCTTTCTGGGTTTTGATCGCCCGCCTCACCGCCTGACGGATCCAGGCTTCGCCACTGATAAGTTTTCCTGTTATCTCGTCCATTCCAATCATGTGATTTTTCCCTCCATGATTGGTCCGCCATTGGGCGTTGTGCCTGTGATCACAGCGTTCTCCGCAATATGGCGGATAATCGTGTCGGCGACCTTTTCCCAGGCCCTGTCGGCATCCCCATCCGTGGATTTCGCTGCCGACTTGAGCGCGTCTGCGAGGCTTTGTTCAGAACCCTGAAGCGGCACTTCATCCTCCAAAGAAATCAATTTTTTCAATCAGCCCTGGCAGCTCCGTGGCCGAAGGCAAAAGGGGCTGAGGTCCCATCATGGTTGAAGTCCTGGATTTACTGATCGACTTCAAAGCGTCGGAAATCGTCTTCATAAGCCCAACCTTTGCCCTGCTGAACACCTCGAATTTTTCTGTCCAGAATTCCATTCGCGAGCCTTTCACAATCACGCTGAGATCATCCTCCCTCGCGATGGTAAGCGTATGGGCGGTATGGTCATAGGAAAGCTCAAGGCCGTCCGGATACTTTCTAAGGGTGAAGTTTTTTTCCTTCGCCGGAGCCGGATGGGCTGCGGAATAAAGCCCTGTCAGTATAAAGCCTCCGGCCAGCTCGCCGCCCGGTGCGAGGACAAGGCACTGCTCGCCAGGTTCAGGCGGATCCCAGTCGATTGTATTTCCGGCGCGACGGGCAAAATAGGGAAGCCAGGTCGTGACTAGATTTTCAGCGAGCCTTACCGTGGCCCTGGGCCTTTCATAATCCACAGCCTGAATCTTCCCTGGCCTTAGAAGGTTATCCATGCGACGCGAGAGATCCTGGACCGCCAGCTCATTATCCATCAGCCTTCTCCCCGTTGATGGTGGGACTAAGGACCGGACTTATGATTTGGGCTGCCGGACGTGGGTACAGCCGCTCGTAATCAATCCGTGCCGACATTGTGAGCACCCCCACACGCTGGCTTCCCGCCATGTCGTGCGAAAATTCCACATTCATGAAGAGAAATTTCAGGGCCTTCCGCGCCAGAGTCTCGCTCGACTCAACCCCATGCTCAATACGGGCGCGCAGATCGGATAATTCCTCTTCGGCATCGGTCTTGACGATAAAGCCAGCTTCGATTTCGATCATGACCTGCCGCCGCTCAAGACCATTGCCTTCCTCAATCAGCCTATCCTTGTGAAGAAACATGTTCACGCATGGCAGATCCTCCTCGGATATCCTTTGCACCCGGGCGGAAAAGCGTTTCCATTCAGGAAGCACTTTTCCCAGAGCACGTTCAAGTTCGGTTCGGATATCCATTAGCATTCAGAATGTTCTTTCCACGCTTCGTCCATCGACCGGGTGAAGATCAATCTCCACAAGGCCTACGCCGGACATTTTTTTAGGTTTGAGCAAATACATCTGACCGGTCTTGAGACACCTGATAACATCGCCGCTCTCCATAAGCCCCGCATCCTCATCCAAAATCAGGATCCGGATCACTCGAGTAATGCGCCCGGGTTCAAAGCCTTCGGCTTTTTCATCAAATTCAGTAAATACGGCCAGTAATTCACGGCCCCGGTGATCGAATGTTTCACTAAGTTCAGGAATCAGCATGCTGCACTCTGTCACAGTACCAACTGAGCGAAAAATTGCGCTCAGTTCATGATATTAAATCGTTGACGCTGCACCAGGGACCGCGTTCAGGCAACAGTCACAAGCGCTGCTGCGTTAGGATCATAGGTGACAAAAAGTGGTGCCGATTGAAGCAGCACGATCCGCTGGCTTGGATCCTCGATCTCCCAGCTCTTCACAAATACCCGCTGGGCGACCAGTCTGGCCTTAAGATCCCGAATGGCCCCGTAATGCCGAACGCCCTGGATATTGTCACAGGTGAAGAGCACCTCCTTCGGAGCGATGTCGTGGTTTTTCTGATCGGTCTTTCCTTCATGAACCCAGATCTCGGTATTACCGAAGTTTCCGCGGTATAGAAGATTTTCAAAGGAAGAGTCCTGGGGCGTGAGCTTAAGGCCAATGTCCGAAACGAGCCGCATGTAATCGGGAAGGAGCTTCTGGACTTCCTTATTGGCCCGAAACATATCGAAGGCTTCAATGCCCATGATCACCTTACGGGGACGCGACTGGTTAAGATTTTTCGATGCCATCTCGCGCTGGAGACTTTCAAAGAACGTGGTCATGGCAAAGTCGGGGTTGGACCAGCCCTTGTCACCGGTGAGCTTTTTAGTGAGGCCTGGATCCCGCTTGAAGTCGACAACTGTATCAAACCCTTCGCCTTTGATCGTAAGCTTTCCGGTTTTTACGACCTCAAGAGCCATCAGCTCCTCGCGCACACGGAGGCGCTCGTAAAGCCGCGTTGTCTTTTGAATAAGCCTCAACTCTGCACGCTGCATCGGGGTGTATTCGCCGCCAAAATCCTCACCGGGAAGACGGTCGTTGCCATCCTCGGAAGTAATGCCGGTCTTTTCTTTGATGTAGGCAGGCTTGTAGGATTTGGTCGAATAGCCTTCGTCTCTGAACATCGGCGCTTCAAGGAGTGGATGCACGAACGGAGCGGCACCGATCCGATTGTCCTGATTTTCGTCGAAATAGATTTCCTCCTTGTCCGACTGAACCTCCACAGGGAAGAAATGGTCGCGGAAGTATCTCGCTTTTGGAACCAGCCGCGTGATAAGGCGGTTCAAATAATATGTGCTGTAAATCGGCAGCATCATGGATCAATCCTCGCCGTTTTCGAGATAGATATTATGTGTTTCAAGATCATCCTCCACCGATTCCAGCGTGTGGCCCTTGCCTACCGTGAGGTCAAGACGCAGGAAGGCTCCTGTTCGGAAGACCGGAGCAAAGCGGTCGCCGG